ATATTGTGTATCAGGTTTAGTAGCCATCATCCTAGCAGCATAATCTGTGATACCACCTGCTGAACTTATACCAATATTCAAATTAGGTTTGGCTAACAATTCAGTCACACTCTGATATTTTTTACTGATCATAATTATAGGCACATCTGTTGCTTGAATTAATACAGGCACAAAAGAATCTAAATCATACACGCCGTCTGTTGAGGTCAATGGTCTAATGATTTGTGTATTTGAATTACTGATTAGAGTATTGTTTGAATTATTCAAAACAAACTGTGCAGCAATTGATCCGCCAGCACCTTGTTTCAATTCAAGCGCAAAAGTATATTTCTTTTGCTGTGAGTTAGCATTATCAGCGATTGTTCTTATATTCATCCATGATTGACCTAAAGAATATGGCCAAACAAGTTTAATAACCTCCTGTGAATGAACATTGAAAGATAACAGAGCCAATAAAAATGCAAATAGTTTCAAGATAACTCCTTTCATAAATTAATCAATATATAATCTACGGCTAAACAACCATGGCATATAACGCCTAAACTCTGCAATTTTGTCATAGCATTGAACCCAAAATTTTGTATTCTCAGGTTCAAGTTTAGATAACCACCAACAATCTTCTATTCTACCATTGACAAGGGCTTTTGTTTTTGGTGTTATGATTGCAGGATTCCACTTGGGATATATTATCTTATGATATGCCATGTAGATTAGATTTTTGTTGGTGTGTTTGCTCCAACATGAATGGGTTGGTCTTGTGCCTTCTGTTGGAATATAATACAATTCTTTGTGATGATTCTTGTTCATAAAATTCTTTAGAACATGAAGTTGTTTTGCTATCAAATCAATGAAGTCTGGGCTATGATAAAAATATTCTTTCAATTCAATATGCTTTAATACCGAGTCTTCTGATAATGCAAATGCTGCATCTACCAAAGTAAGATCAAACCAATTTGTATAGTAACGATTGTTTTCATCTACATTTATGTTTGGTTTTTCGCTACCATAAATCAACCCAATCTTATGTTCATTGATTATCATTTTCCATAAGTGTGGCACATATTTAATCCATGTGCCTTTGAAGATAATATGTGAAGCCCAACCCGTTGATCCAAAAGCCATCTCATAGTTACCATCAAATTTTAATGATTCTAAGTAATTGTTTGCTAACTCAATCTCATCAATGATGGTTATTTTAGATTTTAGATTGTTTTCTTTAGTCCATTTTTCTAGTGTAGGTTTGGCATTAAAGACCCAATCCGCATTGTTTACTGTTCCCGTATGAATTTTTGTTCTATCATAACTATGAATGCATACAATTTCATCAACAAAAATATCATTATCAATAAATGCATTCATCATGTTCATACTATCTGGTCCGCCACTAAACATGACCACCAGATATTCATATTTCTCTCGTAATTGTAATGCTCGTTCTTTATAGAATTCTACTAGAGAGATATTTGGTCGCGGTTCTTTGGTCCAATCATATGCACTAAAAATATCATCATTAAAATTAAATTTTACTTTTCCCCAATCTTGACCAGCATGGTGATATGCTGTAATTTTATGAAGGTGTTTGTGGCCGTTGACTTCGTAATAACCTAACTTGTCAAGATGTGAATTGTGAAGTGTTTCTATCATAATATAGTAAATGTCTCATATTTAAATCTCGGTTATATTTCTTATTACCAAGTATTGTGGTATATTGTATTCTCTCAATTTACGATTTCGAATAATAGTAAAAGGATGATTTGATACCGCTATATCGTATGCATTTAGATTTGCCAACGTATCAACTTCGAAGGTAATCGTCCTTTCATTCATTGTCACATAATTAAAGGTAAAATTTGAGATACCAGGACTATTTAAAGTAATACCCATAAAATCATTTAGGATAATCTGTTCTTGCTCTGTGAAATAATTGATACTTGTTGGTATAATCCAAACATCTGCATCATTTAGTTTTTTGAAAGTGTTTACGATCCTATACATTTTGCTCTCCGATAATGTAATTGTTTTCGATTACTTTACAGAATGAAAGAGAATCACCATATTTAAAAGTATCTTCTAATGGTTTCACACTAGGTAACAAAAAACCCATCTGTCTAGCTAATGCACCTACAGCATTTTTATAGATTGTATCATTTTGTTGCTCTAGTTTGGGGCGATAATCAAGACCAAATAACTTTGCCTTTGCTTCATTTACCTGCATTGTGTAGTCTATGTTCTTAAGTGTAGCATAGAATATTTCTTGAGTGTAATAGAAGAATGCGGGCGGATGATCCATTGATAATGCATTAAAGTAAAACGGACCGCTTTGAAATGACAAATCAGTACCCATGGTGCTATTGATATCATACTTGCCGTCATCTGATATAGGATGCTCACCGCACAGCATTACACCACCATTGACTGTTGCATATTGCTGAACAATTATCATATGAATGAAATTGGTGCAAGTTGGTGAAATATTTACAAACTTAGTGAATAACCATTCGTGAATTGCTTCTAACAATTGCTTCTCGGTATACTCTAGCAAAACAGGTGTCAAGTTATGTTTACGACAGAAGTGTATAGCATAACAGGTTTCAAGATAATTATGCGGCGTTAATACAATTACTGGCGTGATTGGTATATTGTTTTCAATAAAGGTTTTGAGAATGAATTCAGAATCAAGCCCACCACTATATGCAAGGTATATTTTTTTGTATTTGCCATAAATTAATTCCGCTGTCATCTTAGCAGCAGAATTAAAGTCTAGTGGTTTGAATTTATATGGTGTGATATCAACCCTAAATTCTTGTTCATCTACCGAATGCAGTTTAACATTCGTTTGAAACCAACTGTTATGTGAATACATTATTGTTGTCTCGTATCTTTCAATAAATCTTCAATAAGTTTCAATGTTTCATTTTCAGTCATAGTTTTAGTTTGTTCTACAATCTCATGTTCAACATCTTTTAGTTCGTGAATATGAGATATATCAACACCATTTTTCAATAGTTCTGCTCTCTTGAATACATGATAAGGCATAAAGGTTTTAATATGCTCAATCATTTGTTCTTGTGTAGGTGCAACACCATTCTCATCTGGATGAATATCAACATTATATGTTACGCCTTCTGGCATTTCATCACTATAAAAATTGACATGAACACTATTATTAAGTTCGTCAATATGTAAAATTTTAAATTTGTAAGCCATTATTTTTCCTATTATGCGTTTACTGTACCATTTCTAGTACCAAGTTGACCCCAGGTAATATTATTATTTCCCTGAACACAAACACCAGATGCACCACCTGAACCACCTGAACCACTTGCAAAACTGTTACTACCACCGGCACCTGCATTACCTGATGTTCCACCAGCGCCACCTGGACCTGCACTACCGGCTGGACCAGAACCACCTGAACCACCAGCACCTCCTACATTCCAACTACCGCTTGAGCCAGGTGAACCGTTGTAATTCATACCACCTTGCCCACCGCCGCCGCTGCCTCCAGTCCATCCTGCACCACCGCCGCCGCCTCCACCACCATATGATGCTGTGCCTTCACCGCCGTCTGTGCCTGCATCACCTCGACCGCCACCGCCGCCGCCGCCACCAGCACCTATAGTACCAGTATTGTTTACATATACTCTAGCAGCAGCACCAATAAGCATTGCAGGACCACCTGCTGATCCAGGAGTACCAGGACTTTGATATGTTCCACCGCCACCTGCACCACCTGCGCCACTAATTATACCAAAATTATGTATGCGTAATAGAGAGCCATCTGGATATGTTCCTGCTGCACCACCAGCGCCACCTGAATCGAATGCATATGTACCTGTGCTGCTACTATACAGAAAAAATCCGCTTCTAATTACAACGGTAGCATCAAGCGGAAGAGTTTTATTCCAACCAGCAGTAACTGCCGCCGACCATAAATTTAAGGCTGCTACATTAGAAGAATAAGCTACATTATAAGAGAAACCATTTTGTGTAGTCCACCATTGATTCATGTCCATTGTCAAATTAGCAGCATTGTATTGCTTGACATTTGAATTGTTAGCTATGTTTGCAATGTTTGATGTGGGATTAAAACCAATAGCCGTGTTGACGCGATAATAGTTCTGTAACGTGATATTCGTTGCAGAGCCGCCAAATTCTTGTTGAATTTGAAGATATGATATTGAATTACTTGTTGCTGGTAGTGTCACGTTGTTATACGTTTCCAGTCTTGTATGGTTTCATCATATTCATAAGTTAAATCCCATGACAAAGCATCTTCATTCCATACATAGGCTTGCCAAGGTTCTGGACGAGTTATTGGTGCCTGCCACAGACAAGTATCTTCATTCAATGTCCATGATGCATAAGGTTTTGGTGGAATAAAAGCATCGCGTGAAGCATCATATGTGAAACCAATTTGACCAAAGTTTTTACGATAAGGTGTGCCACCTAATCGGTGTGTATTTGCATAGGTATTATAAGAGGTTCGTTTGCAAGGTTGTCCACGAAAATTGCCATACCATTCTTCCCAATCGTATGAAGTGTCTGTTTCATCCTTGCCTGAAATGACCTCAATTACGACATTGTTTGAATCTAAAAATGCATAGTAAGCCATAATTTTATATCTCCTTATATGGTAATACTGCCGGTACCGCCAGTAAACACATAAGATTTCTTACCTCCAGCATTGTACCAGCTATAAGTTAAACCAACATCAATGCTTGTAAGATTAGCCCTAGCACTATCATATTGCAGTATCACTATGCCCGAACCACCTCCAGATGAACCTCCAGCATCATGTGTTCCACCACCACCGCCACCTGTATTAACAGTTCCAGGAGTACCAGTTGATCCAGTAATAGATGGGCCTCCTCCACCATAATTACCTGGTCCTGATGGCTGCGCTAAACCACCGCCAGCAAACCAACCTGGACCATCTGGAGAAGAACCTGCCGTAAAACCATATGCAGCATTATTTGCGCCAGAAAACAATGCACCAACGCTAGTGCCACCATTAGTAGAACCTGCACCACCTGCACTACCACCGCCACCGGCGCCTTCTGTTGGTGCTTTGCTGCCGCCAGGAAAACCTTGACCTGGTGTACCAGCACCACCGCTACCAGAACTACCAAAGTCAGCACCTGTACCACCACCTGAACCACCACTACCGCCAGTTGCTCCACCGCCACCGCCACCACCAATTGCAGTTAGGCCTAAACCTAGTGAATTACTACCTGAACCACCTACTGTGATTGTGTAAGTAGCGGCAGCCGATACCGTTGCATTACCTGTAAGATATCCACCTGCACCACCGCCACCCCCTCGACCACCAGCTTGAGCACCACCACCGCCACCACCCGCCACAACAATATATTCTATAGTTGATGGTGATGTGGTTCCACCACCCGACAAAATCATATGAAAAATGCCAGACATTATATACCCGTCAATGAACCAGTGATGACACAAACACTTGATGAGATGAATAGAACGCTTGCTACACCTCTCACACCCACATTAACAGAAGTTTTTGATGAATTGTTTCCTGGTGTAAATGCAGTCAAGCCTGTGCAGCTAATTGTCAATGAGGTATTTGTATTATTGAATAATGATACAGCATCACCTGATGAGAATGTGCTAGTGGGAATTGTGATTATTCCATTTGCATTTGATTGCTCTACAAACTTACCAACATCAAGTGTAGACAATGTATATGCAAGAATTTTTTGTCCTACTGGTGGTATGTTTATGAAACCTAAAGTAGAAGTTGTGTTAGGTAAAGTTAATTGAGCACCACCTGCAACGGCTGGTGGCTGTATATGAGCAAAGCCACTTGTTGAACCAGTTAATGTCAAGTTACCTGAGAATGTTGGTGCTGCTAATGGTGCTTTGGTGTTTAAACCCGTATTTGATGAAGTAAATGCAGCATTAGCGTGTATGAATGCCGAGTTAGCATATGATGCCGCTGAGTTGGCAGTATATGAAGGTGTATTTGCTAATTTATAAGCGACATTGATATAGTCATAGGTATCACTAGACAACTTTGATAATGTAATCGAAGTATCTGATGGTACAGTTGCTGTTGCACCAGTGCCAAGGTGTAAAATAAGAACATTATTAGTACCACCTGATGGTGCTGTCGTAAATGTAATCGTTTTACCTGATAGCGAGTATGCGCTGATCGGCGATTGATATACACCATTAATATAAACCGAAATAGCTGCGGTACTTGCAGGCGCAAATGTTAGTGGTGAGTATACAGTTTGCCCACCAGTACCAGAAAACTGATCCACAACAAATGCGTTAGAGGTTACTTGATTTCCGATGTATGCCATATTTTATTCCATGAGATGCGATTAATGATCTATTTATATTGGTGATGAAGCTTGATTCATTATATAATTGATAAACTCACAGGCTTCATCCTCGTTATTAAAGTAACGAATGATGGTTTGACCTGTGAGTTTTGATATGATAATTAATAGAACATCAGTATCATCGTGTACCGAAAACTTTATACTCCAACCATTTCTGATTACTGGTTGCCAAAACCTAATTCTATTGGCAAACCCAATATATGTTTTTGAAGGAATAAATTTCTGTCGCATCAATTATATATGCAACAGACGATTTCATTTAGATGTAGTTGTCATCTTTTGAAAAAGTGCAGCACTTTCCGTCATTGCATCATTTGTCACACGAAATGCATTTTTAGCAAATGAAGTCTGAAGGTCAATAAATTCTTGCATTGGCTTCAAAACTTTTTCATCTGTTACCATAGTCTTTAGAAAGAAAGATTTTGTACCTTGAATTGTGTCAATAGCTTGGTTGATGTAATACTCTGGTGTAATCATGCTCATATTGTTTTCCTTAAACGATTCTGAAATGTTTAGTGCGGGTTTCTGCTCTCAATTTCTTGGCATCTTGTACGCCTTCTAAAATCATACAAAGGATTTGAAAAATTGATTTCATTTGTATCTCCGATAGTTTAGTGATACTCTTGCATCACTATTCTATTTAGTCATTTTATGTTGCAGCACAGCATAAACCAGGCAATCAAGGAAACGATTGCCCAGTCTCAAAGAAAAACTACACTAAGTATGGGTGTCCTGTTTTAAGATATTTTATCTTGAATATCTTCCCACTTAAGCTTAGCCATGATGTAATCCTTTACAAGGCTGCTTCGAACAATATCATCAGGTGTAAATTCAATCTTTGTAAATGCAGCCATGTGCATTGCAATATCAAAGAACTTTAGAATACCTGACATATCAGTCTTCTTGCGATTCAAATCTGTTTGTCTATAATCACCACACCAGATAATTTTTGAACGATAACCAACCCGCGTCATAACGGTATCAATTTCTTCATAATTCATATTCTGCATTTCATCAACGATAATGATAGCATCATCAAAGGACATTCCTCGAATGAAACTGGTGCTAATAAACTGAATATGACCCTGTTCTTCTAGTCTATCCCATGAATCTTTACGATTGAATAGTATCTCGCATATTTGTCTATATGGTTGCTGATAGATTTCCATCTTTTCATTTACATCGCCAGGTAGGTAACCAATATCGCGGCTTTGCACCGCAGACCTTACTATGATAATCTTATTGAATGGATTGCTTTTATCAAGGACTTCTTCAAGGGCTTTATAAAGGGCACAAAAAGTTTTACCTGTACCTGCAACACCATGTAGTGCTATAAAATAATCACCTTGTCTGTATGCATCAAAAAATTTAGATTGATTAGCAGTTAATGGTTTGAAGGTTAATAGGTCATCAATTCTTAGGCGTAATTGATTTTTTGTTTGTGATTGCTTGCTTATTTCGACAATATTGTGGGTATTTGCTGCTTGTTTTCTAGCCATTGTTTGTCCTTTATTGTTATGGGCATTACAAAGATTTGTTGTGTAGACCTCCTAGATGTGCTTTATGAATTTTGCAAGTGACCCATGCATTATAATAAGATTCATTAAGTAATGCATGGCGTTTGAATATTTCCCAGGTCTCAAGGTATGAGCATTCAGACCTTGTTTTACATATATGGATGATTTCTCTAGTATATTCTGCTTCACCATTGATCAATAGATCAGCTTGAAGTTCTTTGTTTGAACCCCAATAGGTAAACCAATCAGAAGAAACGCGAGACTTTTTCTTCTTACCGTTAACTTGTTTTGTTTTTGATTTTGTGAAGAATTTCTTGCCAACATATTTGCGGCCAGATTTTTTATGTGAGATGATATAAACGAAACCGAAAGCATCGCCTATATCACTTTCTGTGAATTCAATCGGTGTATTATGAAAGTACCAGGTCATTCATCCTCATCATCGTCATTTTCTTCTAGCTCCAATATATATGTGCCACAGAAAGGACAATGAAGTGGATCGGATTCAACTATTTCTTCATCATATTTTAAGGTAAATTCAGAATTACATTCATCACAAAGATGGCGTAATGTTTTCATTCTTTTGTTGTTTTCCCCCATTGTATGTAATTCCACCATCGCTCATGTAAGGCATAAACGATGGTGTTTACTACTGTTGCTAGTCCGACAAATGCAAGCCCAGTTTGCCATGACCCAGTAAGAAAATAGGTCAATAAGAAATTACTTGCTGTTATTACTACTCTCCAACTGATTACTTTAACAAGAGTTCTATTTAATCTTTCGATAAATTTCATATTTAATCATTCTCATACATTACGGTTGTTGTGTCACCAAGAAACCATTTGGGGTTACGCTCAACTACATATTTTTTAGTGCATACCTTGAAGTCTGGAAACTTCATGTTGACAGGATTACTTGCAGCATCATAAAATAAGCAACGATTGTTTGGCTGTGCTGCATACTGTCCATTATCTAGTTCGATGAAATTGAAACTCTTATGATCTTCAGGATATTCAGCATAACTGGTATCTATGATGTTTAAATCTGGCGATGAATGATCTACCGTAAACAAGTAGTTGCCATTGTATAGTTTTTTGTCTTTCGCATAGAATTTACAACTAAGATTTCTTAGAAATGCTTTTTGAATCACAGTAAAATCATAGCTGAAACAATCCCAAATTTGTAATGTATCTAAATCTAAGAATGGTCCTAAGTTATCAGTTCTGCTGACAAAAGCGTGTAATGGTAACTTATCGTATAAAGCACCATACTGTGGTAGGTAGGCTTCAATACGAAAAGCCTGACTACGCAGGCTTTTTATAGTTACCCAAATACAAGGTTCGTATTCTCCGTGTCCTTTTTGAAAGTCATATAAAAATTCTTTTCGTACCCATCCATGAATTGGTGGTACATTTGCGGCTAAGTGTGCCATAATTTATTTTTCATTGAGATATCGCCATTTTTCTTTTTCCCAGTTTTGTATGTATTGTATATCTTCTTTTGTCAGTTTTTTCTTTTCATACTGAACACATATAGACTTAGCACAATAGGTACAGGGATCAGAGAAATCTGATGCTTTCCATTTAGTGCATATTAATTTATAATATTCAGGTGCTGCAACATCTTGTGATATCAGAAGACTACTTAGTAGCACCACCCCAACCATTTTGGGTGATATCAAACATCGTACCATCCGGTGTATGATACTTAATTTCATAGAATGTGGTTTCATCGGCAACTTCTCCCATAAACCACATTGCTCCCAACTTTTCTACTTTATCCTTTGCTGCTTGTATGTCATCTACCCAAAAACCTATGTGGTGTAGGCCTTCATAATATTTACCTTTTGGACCAGCCGTTTCATTTGTTTTATATCTCAATAGTGCTACATTGATTGTACCATCACTAAGATAAACACCATCTGCTAGTGTGCTATGTGTTTCACCAACTTTCTTCATATCAAACGCCTGCATATAGAATTCAGCCGTAGCCCATGGATCCTTACAACTAATTGCTATATGTCGAAGTTTAGACATGACAGGCACATTTCACTTCATAGTCTGCAATTGCTGCTTTAATCGCATCTTCTGCCAGTATGCTACAATGTATTTTGACCGGAGGTAAGGCAAGTTCTTCTGCAATGTGAGTATTCTTAATGCTTCCCGCCTCGTCAAGAGTTTTACCTTTGATCCATTCTGTGACAAGAGAACTAGACGCAATAGCCGATCCGCAGCCGTAAGTTTTAAATTTAGCATCTGTTATAATACCATCTTCTACTTTAATTTGAAGTTTCATAACGTCACCACACGCAGGGGCCCCAACCATTCCAGTTCCAACTGTTGGATCGTTTTTATCTAGAGAACCAACATTCCGTGGATTCTCGTAGTGGTCAATTACTTTCTCTGAGTATGCCATTATGTTATTGCTTTCTCTAATGGAATTTCTGGTGGTGGAGTTTCTTTTTTAGACTTCATTAAAACAATTACTAAAACTACAGCGCCTACTGCCATTAACCCAATCAACAGAGCCATAATCATTGTAGCAACCTCACCTCCTAATCCCATGTGACCAAGTAACATTCCTAATCCTAAACCAGCCGCTAGACCTGCCATTGGTCCAAGCCAAGGACTGGGTTTTGCTACTGGTGCCGCAACAGGTGCCGGCGCAGGTGCTGCCGCTACTGGTTTAGTAGTATTTGTTGCTGCTGCACTTCTTTGTGTACCAACATCTTTGCCTGCACCAAGTCGTTTAGCAGAATTAGCCTCGTTGACAAAACCAAATATAACTAACAACCATGCAACTAACAGAAAAGGTCGTATCATGTTATACTCCAAACGATGAACCGCAACCACAAGTGGTGACGGCATTAGGATTTGTTATAACAAATTGTGAACCTTTTAATTTGTCATCAACAAAGTCAATTGTTGCTCCTTCTAAATGTTGCATACTTGCGGGATCAATCAATACAGTACCTATTTCAAAGTCTTCATCATCTTTTTCTGATTCAACTGTAAAATTATAGTTCATGCCAGAGCAACCACCTCCACTAATAAATGCTCTAACGTAATTTGCATCTTCTTCATCAGACAATATAGCTCCAATTTGTTTGAATGCCGAGTCTGTGACCGTTAACATTGTAGCCCTTTCAATCTTCGGTTTATGCTGCTTTTGCCCATACTTCATCCCAGTTTCCACTTACTGCACCTTTTGCATAATCTGTTGCGCGATTCTCAAAAAAGTTTGTATGTATAGGTGCATTAATCATTTCTTCAACCCATGGTAATGGATTCTTTTTGACTTTGAATATGCCTTTCATACCAAGGCTAATCAAACGGCGATCAGCAATGTATCGAATATATTTCTTTACATCTTCTGATGTTAAGTCTTTCATCTCACCCATTTCAAAGGCAAGGTCGATGAATCGGTCTTCTAATTCAACCATTTTCGTTGCTAAGGTATATATCTCACCTTTCAATTCATCATTCCAAATCTCTTTGTTTTCTTCGACATAGGTACGAAACAATTTAATCATAGATTCGGCGTGCATTGTTTCATCTACGATTGACCATGTAACAATTTGACCCATGCCTTTCATTACACCATGTCGTGGGAAGTTTAGCAACATGATGAATGATGAAAACAATTGCATACCTTCTGTGAATGCAGAGAACATTGCGATGTTTCTTGCTACTGATGCAGTATCAACTAATAAATTAGATTCATTCAATAGATATTCATGTTTCTGTTTCATTGCATCATACTGTAGAAACTGATTATACATTGTATCAGGTAGACCCAATGTTTCAATCAAATGACTATATGCAGCAACGTGCAAGGCTTCACGCGCAGCAAAACCTAGAAGCATCATACGAACTTCTGGTTGACGGAAGTGTGGTAGATAATTGTTTACATAACCGGCTGCAACATCAATATCTCCCTGTGTAAAGAAACGAAAGATATGCGTAAGAAACTGTTTTTCTTCTACTGTTAGTTTAGATTTCCAATCTTTAACATCTTCGATCATTGGTACTTCGGTATGCATCCAATGACTCTGTTCGTGTTTCAACCATGCATCATATGCCCATGGATAGTTGAAAGGTTTAAAGGATGACCGATCATCCGTAATTCTACTGTTTGACTTCTTGACCATTTGCCCACTCTCTTAATTCTTTAACTGATTGATTACCGCTAATTCTTTTCATTTCTGTATTCCAATCTAACATCACAAGAGTTGGAACAGAACGAATACCAAAATCTGATGCTATCTCAGGTGACATATCAATATCAACTACCTCAATAGGCATTTGTAATTGTGCTTCTTCTAAATTCTTTGCTAATGCTTGGCATGGTTTGCACCATGATGCTGTAAATCTGATTATTCTCATTGTTTTTCCATTAATTCGTTTACAAACTCTAGCAACAACTTATGGTGTTCATAGTTATGCCAATGTTTGTTTATATATTGCCAAGGTTTTTCGTACCACCAATTCTCACTTTCAGGATGGCACCCTATTATTCCAACTCGACCTTTAATAATAGCCATAGGGTCGCCATTTGAATATCTAGCGATTGTTTTAAATTTACTTTCATCACCAAGTAAAGAACAGCCGTCATAAAAATACATATTGGTTTCTTTACCATTCCAAACAACAGGAGTTACTGTTCCGTATGACCTTTTAACATCAGCCCCAGGTCTTTTTATATATTGAACCGCTTTAACATCATCAATTATATCAAAGTACCAATAGTCAGCCCAATATGCACCCATGCAAATACCCAAATATCTACCGCCATCTTCAACGAATTTCGCTATTTTATTTGCCCTTCTCCGAGGAAAGAATTCATAGTTAGAATCGGAATCACCAATTCCACCAGGAAAAGCAACCATATCAATATCATCGAAAAAATCTTCTCTATCTACATCTGTTTCTGAAAATAATTTTATATTATATTCAGGTGACAAAGCCTTTATCATTCCATCACAACAATCTTGGGAACACTCTGGATGATGAATGAATAAGGCTATTGTTTTCATTTTTCTTTTTCGACCTTTTCGTTTTTGTTAGGCTCTACATACTTGTCCCACACGATTTGTCCTGTATTCCATCCGAAGACAGAAACAAATCCAATTGCCAAATAAGTTATTACAATCATAATTTTATCCTTCGCAAGCTAAACAAATTTCCTCTGTAACTAATGCTTTCAAATCAATTTCTTCCATCACTTGTCGTTCAATCTTACGCGATACTTTATCAGCTTTGGCTAACTTCTCACTACGACAGTAATATAGCGTTTTTAATCCTTGCTTCCATGCTTGAAAATGCACAGCATGAAGGTATTTAACATTTACATCGGGTCTAAAGAAAAGGTTAATGGATTGCGACTGGTCAATGAAATCTTGTCTGTGAGCCGCGTGGTCCACAATCCATCTTTGGTCAATCTCCATTCCCGTTTTAAAGACACTTTTTGTCCACTCGTCAAAGAATTCCAAATGTTGAGTTGATCCATCATTCGCAATGATACTTGACCAAATTTCATTGTAGTCCAATCTAGAATCTCCATTGCATTTTTCCTTAATGAGTTGATCTAAAAATTTGTTCTTGTTTAAGTGCGCGCCTGAAAGAGTGTCTTGTCTATATGCATTAGCGCGATACGGTTCTACGCTCGGGCTTGTGTTACCCATGATGATAGAAGAAGATGCATTAGGAGCAATGGCCATAACATGAGAAAAACGTCTACCAGTGTTAGCGGCATCAGGTGCTTCACCCCGTTCTGCGCCCAATTGAAGGTTTGCTTCATCTAATTTCTCCCTAATATGTTTAAAGATTGCTATGTTACGACCAGTTGCCTGTGCTGATTCCCATGGCAGATTGTTCTTCTGTAGATATGCATGAAACCCTAAGGCTCCAATACCAATGCTACGCTCACGGCCAGCAGAATAAGTGGCTCTGGAAATGGTATCAGGCGCATTATCAATAAAATACTGTAACACATTATCAAGCATCTCAGCAACATCACGGAGAAATAGGTCATTGTTTTTCCACTCATCATAATATTCTAAATTCACAGACGATAAACAACATACGGCTGTGCGATCTTTATCGGTTGGTAAAATAATTTCGCTGCATAGATTAGATTGCTTGATACTTAGACCAAGTTTCTTTTGAAACTCTGGCATCTTTTCGTTGCTAGTGTCGATGAAATGAATGTATGGCTCACCCGTGTGCATACGCATTTCAAGAATACGTTGCCAAAGGTCCCGCGCAGATATGCTATCACGAATCTCTCCACTATTTGGATCACGCAGATTCCAAGTGTCATCAAATTTTGGATCAAGCATACTCTGCTCAATTAGATGCATAAAATCATCGGTGATGTTGATACCATGATGTAGATTCAGGCAACGCATATTCTGGTCGCCTGTTGGTTTTCTCATTTCAAGAAATATAAGAATGTCAGGATGAGAAATATCCAAATAAGCGGCATAACTACCGCGCCGAGTACGACCCTGACGATAAGCAAGACTGCTGGCATCATAAGTGCGAAGATGAGGCATAACGCCAACAGACTTATCATCAGAACTACGAATTCCAATACCAATTCCAATTCCGCCTCCTAACATTGAGAGCCAATTTACTTCTGCGAGAGTGTCGACCAAACCTTCTGAACTATCATGTAGATAGGGAAGGAAACAAGATATAGGCAGACCACGCTTAGTCCTCCCAAAAGCAAGTATAGGAGTAGAATAAGAAAGCCAATGCTTACTACTATACTCATACAAGCGTTGCGAATGACCCAAAGATGTTCCAAAAGATTTTGATACATATGCGAACCTTTCCTGTGGTGATACTTCTCCCTCCATCATGTAGCTTTCTTTCAAGCGTAACATACCTAATTCATCGAACAGGGAATCGCGTGAATAGTCTACCTTAATACCGTGAACGATATCTTGCATTAAATACTCCAATTATTATTATTCTGTAAATTCTGATGCCATAGGAAATACCTTGGCAATTACTTCTGCACATTTAAGTGCAATGTCTCTGTGTTCTTTCTGCGTACCATTTGCTGATCGTAGTTGTATGTAGTGAATCCAAGAACGTAAGGTTCCATTCATATACAACCTTGATACTGTATTACCTTCAGGTAGAATTGCTCTAGCCTGTTCTTTTGCTATGCCATTGACAATAGCCCAATCGTATGTTTCTTTCACCTGTCGAATGATATCAACCTGCCTGCGCTTCCATTCATCTGCAATCAATGAATCCTTCAGAGTAACACCCATCTCAATACTATTCTGTCGGTTCTTTGTATCTTGTAATCGTGCTTCTCTTAAAACAAAATCTAACTCTTTGGTTGGATCAGCATAACGCTGGCTAAATTCTTGAAAACTAAACGACCGATGACGTAGAATCTGTCTTGCAATGTCGCGTGTCGTTTCAATCTCAAGGCACATACTGACCATCTCAAGTGGAGACCAATGTTGATTCTTAATCAGATAACGAATTAATTTCTCACTTGTATCTTTGTTATCTTGATTGCTTGGGTTTGATACCCTTGCACAATATGCAACCAAATCTGTTACTGTTTCGCCTGGTATTGCTGGTTGCGAATAACTAATCAATTCAATCTTCATACTTTCTTCCACATATTAAATTTTAAGTGCGCTTCTATATCTTTGAATGTGTTACTACTTATAATATCTTCAATCTCACCCACAGTTTTTCCTAATGACACCATTTCATTAATGTCTTTACCTTCTGTGGTTGACGGCCAGATAACGACATTATAGTGCAAGTTGATTGCTTTTAGAATCAGTTTACATACTTCTTTATTTCTTGGTTCATTATCAAAAATTAATATAAAATTGTCTAGACCAACTTCTTCAGCACAAAGTTTCAAGTTAGCATCACCACTGGCAATAGCATTTTTTAGAAACAGGCTGTCAATTGGTCCTTCTACGATCTTGACTGTTTTACTTGTATCAATACGATCCATACCATAGACAAGTTTTTTGTTTGAATCATTTGTGCGAATGGTTACATATCTAAGCTTCTCACTAGATTTTTCTAATGCACGGCCTGACATTGCAATCAATTCATGGTTTTCATCATAATATGGGATCACTAGACGAGCATCATCATACATATCATCGTGACCATGATTAGGATAGATTGCATCCATGAATTTCTTG